ATGGTGATTATTATGAATATTTCCGAGGAAAAACGCACACAAATCTGTGCAGCACTTGCCAAGGCGCAGCAGGACATCAAGCGCATACAGGCCGCAGGTGTTATGGATATCTCGGAAGTGGAGCGGGTTTACCGTGCGCTGCAGGACGTGGTGAGGGAACTCTGTGCTCTGATCGACCCATAAATGCAAAAACAGCCCCGAGGAACCGTCAGGCTCCCCGGGGCTGTTGCGATACTATGATTTTGTTGGCACTACAGAAACATCACATATAGGTCTTCTGGCTGCGCACCTGCGCTTCGATCATCGGCTTCAGGTAACTGTCGAGGTCGCCAAAGGTCTCCTTGATGAACGTGATGGTCTCCTGCGTCAGGGCTTTCTTCGCTGCGGTCAGTGCGCGGTTGTAGGCAATGCGCTGCGCGTCCTCGTCGAACTTGTCCTGTTCCTTCAGGGCATCAACGTAGGTCTGGTTGACATACTGGACAGCATTGAACACCGCGTTGGCGGCATTCTGGAGACAGGTCTGCGCAAACTTGTTGTTGATGTAGCCGTTTGCAATGCTGACACCCTTGTTCAGGCCCCAGCCAAAGATAACTGTCATTGCGGGGATGCAGGCAGTAAGAGCGACTTTCAGAAATTCATTCATAAGAGCTTATCCTTTCTGCTCGGTTTCCGAGCGCTGCTTTAAAATGTCCACAGCCTTGGTGAGCGCTGCCGGGATCGGCAGTCCCATCAAGCCCGCGTTTTCAATGATGGAAATGGTCTCGTTACAGATAAAGCCGATCACAACGGCATCCCGCACAAAGGTGGAACCCATCACGGCATCCAGCCTGCAGGCCACCAGCACGATCAGGAGCGTTTCGCCCTTGCGGATCAGGCCCTTCCAGCCTGCCCGGCTTTCCAGTGTCCCGGTCTTGGTTTTGGGCGATGCGTGAAACACACCGGCCACAATCAGACCGGTGATGTAGTCGACGGCCATAAAGATCACCAGCGTTTGCAGGGCGGCATCCCAGCCGCCAAAAAGACCGGCGATCACGCCGCCGATCGCGCCGATCGCCATGCAAAAATAATCTTTCATGCGCCACCTCCTCACTGCGTCCACCGGCTTTTGTTGGGCCGGGTGTCCACATGCACCCAGCCTTTGGTGCGGCCTGCCTTGACCGGGTAGCGGCCCACGCCGCCCCAGCCGGGCAGCAGGCTCTCGGCGTAGGCGGCCACGTCCTCGACGGACACGCCCGCCACCTGGATGTCCGCCGCCCGGCCCAGCAGGTGCTGGCTGCTCTTGGCCCCACCCACGGCCGCGTTGTGGGCCGCCGTGCGGTACCCGCTGGTGATTGTGACGGGCTTGCCAAAGTGCTCTCGGATGCACTGCAAAAGCACCACAAGGCTTTCGTCGATCATCACGACGTCGCTGCCGTCGCGGCAGCGGAACTCCCGCACCTTAAAGGCCGGGGACAGCTGCCTGGCCCCGTCCTTGGCAAGGCTATACTGTTTGATTGCCATTTTGTCACGTCCTTTCTGTTTCGTCAGGTTCTTCTGTTTCTTCGTCCTGCTCGGATACTGCGGAGATGCCGTTTGCGGCCAGCAGGGCTTCCACGGTGCTGCGCAGACGGGCGGGCACCTCGTCCAGCGTCTTGATACCCTTGCGGATCAGGGCTGCATAAATTTTCGCCATCAATTTTCCTCCTTTTCTTCGTACAGCTCGCACAGGGCCACCTGAAGATCGGTGACACTGCTCTCCACGGCGGTCACCTGCGTCAGCAGGTCCGCGAGGGTGGGGTAGTGGTAGCCGTCAATCCAGAGTTCCAGAGGGTAAAGTGTTTTGTATGAATTAGCAACATGAAGGATGCCGTTTGTTTGGAATGTGATTGTAAAATCGTAGTTACAGTCATAAGTTGTCGTGCCACCGCGTGCAATGCTTTTTTCAGTGTTATTACCGCTGCTGCTACTCCTGCCTTTGGTAATGCATATCTTATCAACATTGCCTGGAATCTGAACATCCCAAGTTGTGAATTTGTTAGGAGACGTCACATGGGTGTTCCACACCAGTCGCGCCTCCGACTTGACCGCCACGGCGGCAGCGATCTTATCATTGAGGGTCTTGCCGCTGAGGGTGCCGTCCTCGTCCACGTCCAGATAGTCGCCCACCTTCACGCCGCCCAGCTGGTCTGCCGTAGCGGGCGGCAGGCTGTACGGCTTGCCGAACTTTTGGTCCGCCTCGCTCTTGGTGTAAAAGCTCCCGCTCTCCACCGCCGCGATAGCGGCGTCCAGCGCGTCGAGTTTGGTGTGCAGTTCGGTGGACAGCTGGGTCAGCATGGCCAGCGCCTGCGCCTGCAGCTGGGCCGTGGGGATGCCCTTGACCCCGTCCCGCATGACGCCGCACACGTCCTCGTCCGCGCGGGTGTCGGTGATGTCGGCGGCGGTGACCACCGAGGAGCCTGCGGGCACGCTCACCGTGCACAGGCCCAGCTCGTACTGGTTGTGGTTCTGCAGGATGGCGGGCGGCTCCGGAGCGGCGGCAGGGGTGCCGGGTTTGAGCTTGACGGCGGTCAGGTTGGCTGCGGTGTCGAACTGCAGCACCACCCGGTCGATGCGGGGCAGGGTGCCGTCGGCGTCCGGGACGGTCAGGTTGACCGCCTCCCGGCTGCAGGCCGAGACGCCCTTGAAGTCGTCGTAGTTGATCCACGCAAGGCCGGGGGCTACGGTGATCTGCCGCGGGCCGGTGACGCTGACCGCGTAATTTGTGTCTTTGGCGTAGACGCCGGAGGTGCGGGTGCACAGGTAAGTGCTCACGTCCTCCGCGTCGTAGGTGACGCCGTTCAGCGGGTAAGTGATGATGCTCATGGTTTCCTCCTGAGGATCGGTGTGCCGATCTCGGTAGTGACCGTGTTTTCGCCCTTCTGGGAACTCAGGGTCACGCTGGTAATGCGGGCCGCCGCCTGAATATCGGTGCCGGGCAGGCTGGCGGCCACCACCTTGCCCACCGTGACCGTTCCGGTCGGGGTAAAGCGGAAGTTCTCAATGCGGGTGTGCTTGGCAAGTTCCTGCTCACCCAAGGCCCGCAGGGACGCGAGATAATCCTCCTGGCTCTGGTTGTCCTCCTTCTTTTTGGAGGCAGCGTCCAGATACAGTTCCCGCCGGGCTGCGCCGGTGTTGCCGGTGGCACCCACGGTGACGGTGCCGTCCGCGCCCGCCACGGTCACGATGTTCTTGTAGTCGGTGATGCTCTCAGTGTAGGTCAGGCCGGTCAGGTTGCCGTACTGCGGGGCGTACCGGGCGTTGGGATCCAGTTTCGGGCGGTACAGCTCAAACAGCAGCTTTTTGGCCTGCTGGTCGAACCGCACCCGGAACCCGATGTCCAGTTTCTGGCACACCTGCTCGGCGATGCTGAGCAGGCTGCCGGGCTTTACCTCGCCGGTGTAGGTGTCGGCAAGATCTGCAAGCACGCCCAGCTCCAGCCCCGGCCATGCAGCCGCACCGGACACAAGGCTGCGCAGGGTGCTTTCCACCGCAAAGCCGCTCAGGGTCCGGGTGCTGATCCGCTCATCCAGGATGCAGGCGGCGTCCCTGGCCGAGATCACGAGCTTGTGTTCGGACTGGTTGGTCTGGGCCGAGCAGATGCGCATGATGCGGTCGGAGCCGGTGAGCCAGAGGTACCGGTCCGGGCGGCACAGGGCCTGCAGGTCGGTGGAGGCGTGCAGTTCCAGCTGCGCACCCTGCACCCCGCTGTACACGTTGTAGCGCTCCGGCCAGACCAGCGACACCCAGCTTGCCAGCCGGCCCAGCAGGTTCAGCTGGCCGTCGTAGACGCAGATGCTCTTGTGGCCGCCTGCCGTCAGGGCACTTGTCCGCTCAGCCATTGCCGCCCACCTCCAGAACCACGGTGGAAAACGCTGTGCTGCAGGTCAGGGTCAGGAACAGCCATTCCGTGCCGGAATCCGCTGTGCGCTGCCATGCCTGCGTCCCGTGGCGCAGGGTCCACAGGGTGCTGCTCCCGTCCAGCGTGGACATGATGTTGTAGCCGGTGTCGTCGATGATCTGTTCCAGTTTCAGCTGGCCGCTCTCGCGGTACAGCCGGAGCTTGTCGCCGTCCTGCAGGGTGGTGACAAAGCGCAGGAATTCGCCGGTCTCCGGGTCCTTGACGCCGGGGTTGACCACCGGGCCGCGGGCTTCCAACGTCAGAGCCCAGTCCTGGGTGTCCAGCCCGGTGTTGGCGATGCGCAAATAGTTGGCCTGCTCCCGCACGCCGTAGCTGTGCACATCGTAACACACCGGCAGGCGGAAGGTGGGTGTTACGCTCAAGGTCGAGACGGTGAGCTCCTTCACGCTGTGCCAGTAGGGGTCCGGGCAGTAGAGCTGGAAGCTGAAGGTGGGCCACAGGCCGGACACGCTGATGTCCGGGGTGCGCTGCACCTCAGCGTCGCACCAGTAGGCCCCGGCCACGGTCAGCCGGCCGGTGACGTAGGGGGCAAACACATCCCGCAGCTGGCGCTTGCAGTAGTCCTGATTGCGCAGGATGCGCCCGGTGACCGTGCGGGTCACGCCGGAAATGCTCCGGCTCTCCACGGTGGCACCCACCTGCTGGTAACCCTGGCTGGTCTCCAGATCCACGGGCAGGTCACCCAGCGGGGTGATGCTCCACAGCACGCCCGCCGCGTAACCAAAGGAAAAGGTCAGGCCGTTGCTGGCCTTGAAGATCGCGTCAAACACCCTGCAGCACCGCCCTTTCCTGTTCGTACTGTGCCTCGCGCATCAGGTCGGCAGCCGTCTGCGCTTTGCTGTAAATGTACTGGTTGACCTCGATGTTGGGCCGCTGAGTGCGCTGCGGCAGCGGAGCACGCTTCTCGTAATCCCACAGGGAGCCGGATGCCGTGGAGGTCGTGCTGCTGCCGGAAGTGCCGCCGGAGATGCCGGGGGTGGTCTTGCGCTTGAACGCGCCGCCGACGCCGGCCACGATGGCCGCAATGGCGGCGGTCAGGGCCACGCCTGCCGCGATCATGAGCAGGGCCTGCGGGGCACCGAATCCGGTGGGAAACAGTGCCGCCGCGACGGCTTCCAGCATGCCCACAAAGGCACTGCCGATGGAACCGATCAGGGTGCCCATGGAGGCCAGAATTTCCGGGAAGCTGGAGATCAGCCCGCCCTTCAGGCCGGTGCTGATGGCGGTGGCCGCCGCAGTGAGTGGGCCTTTCAGCCCCTGAAAGATGCCGGTGAGGGTGGAGCCGAGGCCCTGCGCCTGCGTGAGCACGTCTGCAAAGCCGCTGGTCAGTCCCTTGGCGAGGTCGCCGCCCAGGTCCCACAGGCCGTTGGAAACGGCGCTGACACCCTTGCCCAGCGCGTTGTTGACCTGCTGGATCAGGTTCTTGCCGAAGTCGTTAACGAGCTGCTTTGCCTGCGGGGCAAGGCCGTTGTACAGGGTGGACAGCACCCATTCGCCGACAGACTGCCAGTCCTGCTTCTTCACAGCAGTCACCAGCGTGCTGAAGGTACCCACCACGCCCTTGTGGGCCTCGTCCTGCCAGCCTTTGACGAGGCCGTCAAAGCTGTTGGCAGAGGCTTCTTTGATGGTATCGGCCACCTGTTTCGTGCCGTCCGCCGCAATGTTGGTGACCCGCTCCACCGTGACCAGAGCGCTGTTCACCACATCGTTGTAGGTCTCGGTGATGACCTGCTTCTGGGTGCTGGTGCCGTCAGTCAGGGTCTCGGTGACCGTCTTGGTGCTGGTGGCAATGCCGTTGACGACGGAATCAAAAGTGGAAGTGACCGTGGAAGCCGTCTCCCGCACCGTTTCCATGGTCTGCTGGATGGCGGTCTGGCCCTTCTCGTTGGTGGTGGTGATAGTCTTGATGTCCTTCAGGACGTCGTTCACCATCTGGCGGGAGGTGTCCGTCACCACGGTTTTCAGCTGCTTGGTATGGTCGGACATTTCCTCGGTGGTGGTCTGGGTGGTGCGGGTGATGTTGCCCACCATCTCGGTCACCGTGTCAGAATAGGAGTTGACCACAGACGCAGCCGTTTTTGCGGTCTTGCTTGCCTTTTTAGCAGCATTCGCAGCCGCATTGCCGGACTTGGTATAGGCCGGGATGGCAATGTCTGCCATGGCGGCAGCGCTGTCGGCCACGTCGGCGTTGGCGTCCGCCCAGACGGAGGACCAGTCGTTCCCGCTGGCGGTTTTAGCAATGGTGGCACCGGCGGTGGCTGCGATGGCTCCTGCACCAACCGCACCGCCTTTGCCGGTAAGGCCGTTGATGAAACTCTGGATCAGGTTCTTGCCCCACTGCACGGCCTGCGAGGGCAGGCTCTTGATCCAGGCAAGAGCACTGGAAAATCCGCCCTTGAAGGCATTCAGCATGCTGGAACCCATGCTCTTGACGCCGTTTGCCACACCGGTGAGGATGTTCTTGCCGATGTTCAGCCAGTTAATGGCCGAGATCACCGACAACACGGCCTGCAGGATCTTCTTCCAGTTTGCCAGCAGATCCGGCACCGCCTTGACGATGCCCACGACCAGCTGCACGATGATGGCCACGCCCTCGCCGAGGATCTTGGGCATGTTGTCGTTGATGATGCCGCAGATGTTGATGATGATGTCCGGCACATAGGCGATCAGATCCGGCAGACCGGCGATCAGGCCGTTGAGCAGCTGGGTGATAAGGTTCAGACCGGCGTCCACAAAGCTGGCCGCGTTGTCCCGCAGCTGGTCTGTAAATGCCAGCAGCTGCGGCAGAGCGGTGGAGAAGAACTCCGGGATGCCCTCGGTGAAGCCCTGTGCCAGGGAGCTGAGCAGCTCGGTGCCGGTCTGCAGGAGCTCCGGCACAAGGCTGTAAACGATTTCCGGAATGCCTGCCAGTACATTGCCGATCATGGGCAGCAGGTTATCCACAAGAAAGGTCTGTGCCGTGTCGGCCAGCGCCTGCAGCGGCTCGGTGAGGTCTGCGCCGGTGGACCAGTTGCCCATCACGTTTTCCGCAGCCGCCTTCATGGCGGCAAAGCTGCCGGTCAGGGTGGTGGCGGCTTCCTTGGCGGTGGTGCCGGTGATGTCCATTTCCTGCTGGATGATGTGGATGGCGCTGTACATATCGGCCAGATTGCCCAGATCGTACTTCACGCCGGAGATCTTGGTGGCGTCGTTCAACAACCGCTGCATCTCGGCCTGGGTGCCGCCGTAGCCGAGCTTAAGGTTGTCCAGCATGGTGTAATTCTGCTTGGCAAAGCCCTGATAGGCGTTCTGGATATCCTGCATATCCGTGCCCATCTTGTTGGCGTTATCGGACATATCCACCATGGCCATATTGGCCAGCTGGGCAGCGGCGTCGGTGTCTTGGCTGACGCTGGACAGCAGGCTGGCCGCAAAGCTGGTGGTCTGCTCCATGTAGTCGTTGGCAGAAAGCCCCACGGTCCGGTATGCCTGCGCGGCGTACTCCTTGACCGTGTCGGCACTGTCCTTGAACAGCGTTTCCACGCCGCCAAGGCTCTGCTGCAGGGCACCGCCCATGTTGATGGAATCCGAGATGATCTTGCCGATGCCGGCCGCCACGATGACGTTCTTCAGGGTGCCGACCAGTTTCTGGCCGATGCTCTGCCCGGTCTGCTCGCCAAGGCCGTCGGTCTCCTCGTCAAACATCTCAGTCAGGGCGCTTTTGATGCCCTGCGCCGAGGGCACGATCTGGACATACGCCTTGCCCAGTTCGATTCCGTCCGCCATGTTGTCAACCTCCTTTCAGCGCCGCAAGGGCGGCGTCAAATTCTTCTGCACTGGCGTAGCACTGCACGTTGCTGGTGTCCGCCTCGCCGCGCAGGTCGGCCAGCACGGAGGGCGGCTTGGACGTGTCGCTGTGCAGCCACCAGAGCACCTGGGTCAGGCGGTCGGCGGCATAGGCCAGCAGTTCCGTCTCAAAGTCCACCGTGCGGCCTGCCGCCTTGCGCAGGCTGCGGCTCGTTTCCGGCAGGCCTGCGGCCAGGGTGGCGGCCAGCCTTACCGGAAGGGCACGCCAGTCCAGCACATGGTAATATTGCGCGAAATCGCAGATCAGGGCGTCCTCGTCCGATGCGATCAGTTCGGCGAGGATGCAGAGTTTTTTCCGGCCGTGAAGCTGTTCATCAGCTCGCCCAGAGCGTCCGCCACCTTAGCCACCGGCACACGGCCGTCCGGGGTGCGCAGGTGGTCATACAGCTTCTTGCGGCCCTCCTTGCCCAGCAGGCGCAGGGTCAGGTGGCTCATATCAAAGACGTTGCCGTCCTGCATGCCGCCCAAGGCGTCCAGCAGCTCGGCGTCGTCCAGTGCGTCCTCGCTCAGCTCAATTTCAAAGCCGTCGTTGGTTTTTGCAGTGATCATGTCAGATCCTCCTTACACGCCCTTGGCGGTGATGTACTCGTAGTGGGTGTTGCCGGAAGTGTCCGGCACGGCGGTCAGGGTGGTGTTGTAACCCACCGCGCCGTTGGAATAGGTGATGTCGCCCACCGAGGTGACGGCGGCGTCCGGGATGACGATGCGCTTGTTCACATCGTCCTTCATGATCATCTCCACCACCCAGCAGCAGTCCTTCTGTTCTTTGGAGTTGGCCTTGACCGTGATGCCGGTGGTCAGGTCGCCGGTGACGTTGTCGTCACCGTACACGGCCTTCAGCACGTCAGGGTTCAGGGATTCCAGCAGGGTGAAAGCGAAGGTGTCCGGCTTCTCGGTCTGCTGGGTCAACACGGTGTCGCCGCCCCAGGCGGTGGTGTTCTCGCTGGAGGGGGAGTTTGCGTTGGTCAGGCCGTCGCTGGAGATATAGCCCAGGCTCTTGAATGCCTTGTCCAGCGCGGTCTTGGCGTCGGTAGGCAAAGTGGTGCCCAGCGGGGCACGCCAGACGGCACCGCCCACCTTGGGCTTTGCAGCGGTCACATTCTTTGCATCTGCCATAAAAAAGGCTCCTTTCGTTCTCAGTAATGCACCACGCCGAAAACGGCCTGATACCTGGGCCGTTTGCGGGTGGCGTCGGGAAAATTGTAGTCGGAATAAAGGTCGCAGCGCACAAGCTGCGGCAGGTTGTCGGCGTCCTGCATGGCGGCCTTGACAAGCTCGTTGAGCTTTGCCGCGTCCAGGGTGCCGTCGTGGCTGGTGGCGGCGGGCCCGTAGGACTGCACCGCGATGGTGGCGCTATAGATGCCGTCCTCGCAGCCGGAGCCGGTCTTTTCCACTACCACAAAGCGGGCGGGGGCCGGGGTTGGCACGCTCAGCCGCACCGGCACATCCAGCCGCGCGGCCAGAAAGCTGCGGATGGTTTCTTCGATCATTTCTTCCTCTGGTAGCTCCTTACGGTGATGACCCTGCCGTCCTTCAAGTGGCGTTTGTGCTCGTGCACGGTCGCGCCCTTCCGGCTGGCTGATGTGGCTTTGAGCAGGGTGTTGTTGGCCGAGTTATCGTCAACGGCCTGCCGGGTGGCGGTCTCCACCACGGCCACGGCGCGGGTCTGGGCCACATAGGCCTCGTACCCGTCGCCACAGCGGTCTTTCACGGTGTCGGCCCGCGCTTTCAGCACGGCCTGCATCTCCGGGGAGCGCATGAGGGCGCGCACCCCAGCACGGTCCAGTTCAAAGCGCACTTTACTCATCCCTTACCACCTGCACTTTCTTGTTCCAGCACAGCGGGATCATGCGTTCGATGCCCTGCACAACGCCACCGCAGGTTCGGAAGCGCTGGCCAAAGAACTCCACCTGCACGTCGTTCCAGTCGTGGGCGTCGCCCTTGGGGATGGCCAGCGTGTAGGCCAGCCGCCGCCCGGTCAGCTGCAGCTCGGTGGTGATCTCCTCGGCGGAAGGCTCGCCCACCAGCACGTTGTGCACGGTGACCGGAGTTTCGGCGTAGACCGGGGCATCGGCTTCGTCGGTGCCGGTCTGGGTCTTTTCGTACAGGGTGACGTCGATGCCTTTCAACATAAGTCCTCCAGCGGGCTGCGGGCCCCCACGCGGCTGCCAACGCCCAGCAGCTTCTTTTCCAGCTTGGAAAGATACAGCTCACCCGAAGAGCCTCCGCTCATGGTCCAGCTCTGGCTGTAGCCCAGCGCGGTGGCGGTGCCCTGGGTGGCCCCCATGGGAAAGCTGACGCCGCCCTCGCTGTCGCTTTCGCCCAGCTGGCGGCGCACCATCCGGCAGGAAACGAGCCGCTTTGCGTCCTCTCCGGCGTCCGGGTTGTAGGCGTCAATGATGATGGCCGCCTCACTCAGCAGGGCGCTGCAGCGCTCCTGTTCGTCCTTGGAGAGGGCACGGAACCCGGCTTCCACATCACACACTTCGGCATAGGTCATGAGGCACCCCGTTACACTTCGGTGCGCTTGATGTACAGGGTCTGGGGCTTGGAGACCTTCAGGCCGTACACCTTGCGGCCCTGCACAGCGGATGCGCCGATGTACTTGCCGGAGCCGGACAGGTCCTGCAGATGGATGGCTACCTGCCACTCCATCACGCGGTGGCACCAGTTGGGGTGACCGGCAATGAACTCGGTGGTGGTCTTTTTGCTGGTCACGCGGGTGGTGCTCTCGTAATCCATGTTGTTGGATTCAAACACATTGAAGCCCGCAATGCGACCCACAACACCCTGCTGCACCAGCTCCTGCGACAGGTCGCCCTGCTTGATATAGTGCTCGTCCAGCATCAGCACCTCCAGATACTCCGGGGATGCGATGAGGAAACGGCCCTCGGCGGGCACGCCCTTGCGGCCCAGCACGCGCTTGGCCTCCAGCGCCAGCTTATAGGCGTTGCTCTCGGTGGCGGCGGTCTTGGTGGCGCTGATGGTGGCACCGGTCGCGCCTTCCAGCGCGGCAATGGACTTCTTGTCGATGGACAGGGCCAGAGAGTAACCGGCGCTGTCCAGACGGTCGGCCACGATGTCATCCGGCACGCTGTCGGCGTCGTAGCCGTCGATCAGCTCGTTCACGGCCTCGTCGTGGTCGATGTTCAGGTCCAGATAGGTGGTGGTGCCCGCCTCGGCAGCGATGCCGTTGGCCTTGTCGTATTCCTTGACGGCCACCTCGGTGTCACGGACCGGGATCTTGACCTTGCCGGAGGTGGGGTCGCCCTCGTAGCGGCTGTTGAAGATGAGGTTATCACGGGTCACCAGCTGGTTGCGCAGCTTTGCGTCCACCAGAGTGGCCCAACGTTCCTGATTTGCATGTGCCATAAAAATTACTCACTTTCTCCGTGCTGCTGCACGGCTGTCAGATTTTCAAACCGGGGTTGCGGTCCATGAATGCGGCGGTGACACCGTCCTTCTCGCTGGGCAGGTGCCGCGGTTCACCGCCGCCGGGCAGGACAGGATAACCGGGCGCGGGTGCGGGCGTCGGGGTGTCCTCGCCAAAGGCCCAGGGGTTCGCCTTGGCAGCTTCGTCCAGCGCCTTGGCGATGTCGGCAGTGCGGTCGGCGGAACCTTTCAGGCTGTCCACGTCCAGCAGGGCACGCACGGCCTTGATGCTACGGCCCTTCTTGCCGAGGATGGCAGTGTCGAGGGCGTTGTCGAAGGCAAAGCCATCGGCCTGTGCCTTCAGGTCGGCCTGCAGCTTGGCCAGCTCGGCCTCGTACTCTTCCGGCTTCTTCTTGCCGTCAAAGGCGGCAAGGCCGTCCTGCGCGGTCTTGAGCTGGGCATTCACGTTGTTCAGCTGGGTCTGCAGGGCGGTGGCGGCAGACTTCTCCCGGTTGATGTCAGCGCCGTTCTCCTGCATGAGCCAGTTCAGCTGCTCGTCGGTAATGCCGGGGATCTTGTTCTTCACATCTTCACGTTTCATGGTGGAAACTCCTTTCAGGTTGTGTGACCACAGTTTTTGTACACTGTTCTCTGTCAGTATTCGGTCTTGGGTGGGTTACGCACCGCCCGCTGCGTGGTGTCGCCTGATGGGCTCGAACCATCGGCCCGCTGCTTACGGGGCAGCCGCTCTTCCAACTGAGCTAAGACGGCATGAAAAAAGCACCATGCTTTTGCACGGTGCTTTGAATGGCTGGGGGGGTGGGTTACGGCTTGACCTCTACGCTCGGCAGTACGTCCGTGTGGAAATAGAGCTTGTAGTGGTACGGGTCCGTATGCGTGCCGGTGATGTCCTCCACCACATACATCGTGTAGTCATTGAGATAGATGTAGTTTTTGCGGTAGGTATCGGGGCCGATCTTTACCGTACAGACCAGCTCGTTGCTCGAGTTGTTAGAGATGGACATGTAGCCCTCGGCTTCCATGATCACCTTGTCGGTGCGGGCGTTGTAGACGGTGATCTTGCGCTCACTCTCGAAGTAATCAGCCTGCTTGGAGATGTTGTAGTTGGCCTTTTCGGCTTCGCTGGAACAGCCACACAGCAGAATGGATGCGGCCAGCGCAAGGGCGAGAAGAATCTTTTTCATGATGCTTTCCTTTCTGTTTTGGGCAACAAAAAACCACGGTGCGGGTGCATCGTGGTTGGATTACTGGTCTTGTTCCCAAGACCACTGTTTGAACTTGTTGAATGCGTCCACCGCTTCAGGTGGAATCTGGTCAAATTGTTTGGACGAAATGGCTTCACGGTAGGGGTCGAAAATATCAATCAATTTTTGAATATCCGACGGGTATTTCAGAATGACCATTATTTTCGCCTCCTTAATGACATGAATTCTGCTTCGACTTCGTCAAAACGTTCGCCTAAATACATATCAGCTGCGTATTGGCTTAACTCTCTTACATTATCGCGCGTGATACCCAGTTTGTCAATGCGTCCTTTGCACTTTTTGCACAGGGCATCAAGATATTCTGCACGGTTTTCACGGGTGATAACCCAGCCGGACTGCCGGAAGTCCTCGGCCTGTTTCATGTGCCACATTTCGTGAGCTTCGATTACTCCGAAACCACCAGAAGCGTCTTGAACAGTCTTTTTGCCAACGCTTTCCGCATAATAAACAACGTTCTCGCACGGGTCGTAAATACCGACTGCGCCGCGCAGCTCGTTATCGCCGACAACGATGATTTTGGGCTTCCGGTCAAGGCTGACACCCCAGTCGGAAAGCGCTTTTTCGGTATTTTGATTGATTCTATGGAGAGCTTTCGGCTTTATTGTTGCTTGGTCTGAAACATAAACCGGCGTTTTGTAAGATTCAACCTGTCTTACAGAGAGCTTGACTTCCTCCGAACGCCGAATCAGAGATATCTCGCTGACTGCGCCTCTGTCTTTTCGGTACGCCTGAGCCGCATACGCCGCCCGCTTCTGGGCATTGATGACGTCCTTCCGGGCTGCATAATCAATCCGCCGCCAGTTGTTGATATCGCTGCCCGCCTCCCGGTACTGCCGGAGGTACTCTTCCGGGTCGTAGCCGGAGACGTCAAACTCCCGGCTGAACCGCACTGCAAACTCACAATCACAGTTGGCGTGGATGTGCTGGGCGTGGCCCTTCTTCAGCAGGTTCTTGCTGGCCCGCTGCCAGCCGTTGGAGGCCAGCATCCGGCAGAACGGGCAGGCATCGCCGTGGGGCACCCACGCCCATTCTGCACCGTCCCGGATGGCGTTGTGCGCGGTGGTGTCGGCCCCGGCCTGCTTGACCATGCGGGAAACGCCGCTCTGCAGGTTTGCCGGGCTGTCCTGCGTGGCCTTAACCATGCCGGTCACTTCACCGTAGGTTGCGGTGGGAGCCGGTTCTGCGGCGGGCAGGGTGGCCCCCTGCGCCTCGGCCAGGGCGTCGTACATCTGGCAGGCCAGCTCTGCGCTGCCCTCGCCGTACTTGGTCACAAGGGCATAGGCGTAGCGGATGAGGGCATCGGTGTCGGCTTCCGGGTGCCCGTCCATGTACTCCCGCATGAGCAGCCCGGCCTTCTGGTTCAGCTGGGAAAGCCGGGAAATGTAATCATCCCATGCCGCTTGTGTCAGTTTCATCTTCCATCTCCATCAGCACCTGTGCACCCCGCGCCCGCTGCTCCTGCGCCTTGATGCGCCGGATGTCCGCCTGGTCAAAGCCGATCATCTCCAGGAAGGTGTCCGTGCCGGCGAACTCCTGCCGGGCGGATGCGATCTTGATGGCGGCGTCGGCGGTCACAGCCACGCTGGGCATGGCGGGGTTCTTGAAGTGGGCCATGATGCCGGTCTCTTCCGCGGTCAGGTCGGCCAGGCGGCAGTCCCGCGCCACGGCCTGCGCCATGCAGGCAATGGTGCGCAGCGCGTCGCCGTTGCCGGTGTTCAGCTGCTGGGCCAGAAGCACCAGCGTCTGGCTCTGGGCAAGAATGGCGTCGCTGCTGGTGGGGTTGGCGTCGTTCACAACGCCCACGTCGGTCACGGTCAGGCCGGTGGCCGCCGCAAACTGGGTGGCGGTCATCCGCATCTTCTCCACATGAGGCGTCAGGCCGCCCTGTGCCAGCTGGCCCAGGGTCGGGTTCTCGCCGGTCTCCGGGTTGGCCGTGGCGGCGATGATGGCTCCCATGTAGGTCTTGAATTTGTTGGAAATGATGGCGTCATACTGCTCATCGGTCACGCCGAGGATGTACTTCTGGGGCGTGGTGGCAAATTCCAGTGCGATGGTGGCGTTGGCTGCCGTGCGGATGTAATCGTCGATCAGAGCGCGGATGGGCTTTTTGAGCCGGGAACGGCCGAAGGGCTTGGAGTTGGTGGCGTTCCAAATCAGCGGTTCCATCAGTGGACGGCCCATCTTGTGGGCGTAGCGCTGCGCCGTCCAGAAGCTGCCATTGGAATGCAGCACAATGACCGTGTCATCTGTGTAGAAGTTGACCACGGAAGGCCGCCATGTGCCCTCGAAGTGCTCATCCTTCACGGTGTCCACGATGGCAAGGCCGCAGTCGATGCGGCCCTTCTCGCCGCTCCAGAGGGCGGCTGCCGTGGCAGGCGAGTGGAACCGGATGCTGCAGCCGATGGCGTTGTCCCCGGACAGGGTGGCAAAGGTGCAGCCGTATTTCAGCTCGTCCCGGCAGGCCTTGGCGTACTGTGCCACAAGGCGGTTGTCGGCCACCAGCTTTGCAAGGCTGTCCAGACTGCCGCCGGTGCCCACGAAGCCGTCGAACATGCTCCGCGCTGCCAGCACGTCCACGGCCTTCTGGCCCCAGCTGCAGCCCACTTCCAGGTTGCGCAGGCCCTGCGGCAGGGCAATGCCAAGGTTCACGTCCTGCAGGGTGACGTGGCCCTCGTAATATTTATCTTTCAGGCGGTTGCGGCTCTGGTGGTAGTTGTAGGCGTCGGCCAGATCCTGCAGCTGCTGCAGTTCTTCCGCGCTCAGGCCCTCCACCGGGCCAAAATTCAGGGTAACGAACATGGTGCTCCTTTCAGCCGATGCGCATCTTGCGGGTAGGGTCGCGGCGGCAGGTCTTTGCGCCCCACAGAGCCAGCGCGCAGGCTTCCACCGGCAGGCTGTTCTCGCCGCCAAAGCCAAAGCCGCCCGCAAGGGGGCGCTTGGTTGCGGTGACAGCGCTCTCATTCAGGGCGGTCTGGGGTGCGTACCAGGTCAGGCCGCCCTCGCTCACCGCGTTGGTGAACAGGCTCACGGCGGCGATCACGTCCCGTGCTCCGGGCCGGACGACCGCGTTCTTTGCCTTCCAGACTTCCCGGATGCGCTCCACCAGCACGTCCACGCCGTTGCGCCCGTCGATGACCACGCAGCTTGCCCTGCCGTACCGGTCACACAGCCAGTCGGCCAGCCATGCAAGGCCCTGCCCGGTGGGCCGCAGGTCGATGAGAGAAACGCGGGCGGGCCCCTCCTTCGGGATGACCGCGCCGCACAGACACACGGAACTGCCGTCGGCGGCAAACTTGACGCCGTAGGCGGTCTTGCCCTCCGGCTTTTCGTCCTCGCTGGCGCAGGCTGCCCACGCCTTGCGGTCGAGGGCATAGTCCAGATGTTCGGTGGCCACCGGGCTCCACCAGCCCAGGCGTTCCCGGGCGAAGGTGTCCGGGTCCAGCTGCTCGATTTCACCCTCAATGGTGCCGTACTGTATGCGCCGCCCCAGTGCCGGGTTGGCCGCTGCCCAGCGGGCGGGGTCTTTCACGTCGCCGATCTCCGGCACGCTGAACTCGAACCACGCGGCCTTTTTGGCCTCGCCCTCCAGCGCCCGCTTGCGCAGGGCCCGGAACACGGTGCCCACGGCATCCGGGCCGGGCGGGGTGCCGACGTAGATGGTCTGGGGGTTCAGGCTGGCCGAAATGGCCGGGATGAAGCTGCCCTGTGCGGTCTCGTCCAGCTCCTGCGCCTCGTCGAAGATGAGCAGGTCGCCGTGCTGGCCGCGTCCGCCGTTGCGGGTGCGGGCCAGAAACTTGATGCGCGCGCCGCTCTTCAGGATGATCTGCTCGCGGCCCAGGGCGGTGCGGATCTCGGAAACATACCGGCGCATTTTCGGCCCCTCAAAAAAGGCCCGCATTTCCTCAAAGGTCTCGGTGGCGGTCTTTTGCAGGTGGGCCGTGTAGATGACCGTTTCGTTGAACATGAGCATGCCGGACGCCGCCCGCCCCTGCACCAGCAGGCTCTTGCCGTTCTGTCTGGGCACGCTGCCGCCTGCGGTGGGGGCGGTCCATTTGCCGGACACGGTGCGGCCCATCCAGTCATCCAGGATGTCGCTCTGCCACGGGTCCAGCACGGTGCCGCCTGCCCGCAGGATGCGCACGGCATCCGGCCCGTCAGTGGCCCGATACTCCGGCGCGATGCGCTCGGATGGCTCCTGGCTTCCCATCGCTTTCTCTCTCTGCGAGGATCTCGCCGATCTCGTCGCCATCGTCGTTTGCTCCTTCGATCTCTTCAATTTCCCGGATGGTCTCCCGGTACTGCTTGGTCAGCTGAGGCAGGGCGCGGCAGTCCTTGCAGGTGTCGATGCCCGCCGCCAGTACCTTGGCCAGCTGTTTGAGCTGGTCCAGCCGGGTGCCCCGTGCCGTGATACTTTTCATGGTCGCCATGGCCCGGAACACCTCCTTGAAATTTTCCCGTGTGTAAATCGGCGCTGGACAGCACGGGAGTCGCCGTGGGCGGGGGGGGGGG